CTGAGGGACGGAAACTTTTTTAGTGAAATAATCTCGGGTGTAAGGGTTAAGGTCCTGCTCCGTTTCTTATACGATTTTTGATTTGTTCCGGCTTTTTATTGGCCGTTCCGTTACCGTTCTCGGAATTATATATAGACTTTAAAACTGGTAGAAACCCTAGGTGTCCTATATAAAGTCGCCCCTTACGGGTTTCTACGGATCACCCTTAGAGCCTGGTTTTATATACCTCACTTAGGGTTTCTATCTATTTTTAAACCTATATAATATATCAAGAACGAAAACGGAACGTTTGGAACGGGACTGCCCGACTTGCCGCGCCCTGCCCGCCCTGCTTGGGGATCGGGTGTCACGGTGCCCGGGTTATCCATCGGTTAACTGCTGGTTAACCGCCCCCTATGCGCGCTGCGCTTGCGTGCTGGCGTCGCCGACTGGTTAACTGCTGGTTAACCGCCCCCTATGCGCGCCGCGCTTGCGTGCTGGCGTGCCGCTCGCGTGCTCTTGACACCCGGTCCCGGCCGGGCGCAAAAAAAAGCCCCGCAGCGCGGGGCTGCGGGGCTGCGGGCCGAGACTACTTCGCGTTACGCTTGAGCAGCGCGAGCATGCGTGCGGCGCTCTCTTGGAATGCGACGATATCCTCGGAGGGCCAAGCTTTCCGGCTCGGTACCTTCGCCCGCATCGCCTCCAGTGCCAGCATCCAAGCATTGTCAACATTCGGCAGGGCTTCGGGCTTCGCTTCGGACTTCGCTTCAGACTTACCCTTCGGGCGCCCGGCTCCCGCCCCGGGCTTTGGCCCGGTGGATTTGCGGATTAGGGTGACCGTGGCATTGATCCCGCCGCCGCTTTCCGCCGCCGCGTCAACCAAGATACCAAGATCACATTCCAGCATCCGCCGGACGTTTGAGAGTTTCACCTTTGCCGATGCGGCGTCCATCTTGCCATCGTTGACAAGAGCCGCGATCCCTTCTGCAACGGCAGCGACGGCGGCATCGGGGTCGTAGTTATCCCCCGCGGTTTCGCGTTGTTCGATGATGGTTGCAACCAAGGAAGTCCCGGCCGCGGCAAGCGTGGCGATACCTTCGACAATCGGGGTGGCGTTGAACTTCTGCGACATGGTATATCTCCGTTAGTGTCGCGCCGGAATCAGTCCGGTACTGTGTAGGTGCATCGTGTGCCTACACTCTAGGGAAACGCGTGTTTTTTTAGTTATCCAGCGGTTAACCCACCCCGCCCCCGCCCCCCTTGTATGCGTTGGGACTCCGGCGTCGCGCTTCGCGCTGAGATTTTGCCGAACGATCCCCACGCGCAAAACGGCGCAACTAAAACTAGCAAGCGGAACATACGGCGGGGCGCAACTAAAACTAGCAAGCGGAACATACGGCGGGGCGCGCAAACAAAACCAACAACGGCAGGGCGAACAAAAATAAACTACGCACAACCAGCCCCACCCCCCTTAAATACAGAACCCCCCGGGGGAGGAGTCCCAAAATCCCCCTTGCAGGGCATAAAAATTCCGTATAGGATGAGGTGCATGATCGATTGCAACGCCGAATCGTTCGTCCCCCTGCCGACCCGAGCCCCTCTGCCAACGCTCACATACGAAGAGCTACGCAGGCGGGCCAAGGCTGCCTGTAACGCGGCCCTACTTCTTCAGGCGGAGGGCTGCGAAGACCAACCGAACATCGAGTTTGTGCAAACTATCGCCCACAACGCTCTTCGTAAAGCTGCCGAAGGTAAAGATATCGTGGCGGCAGAAGCAGCATCAGCCATGAGTACGCCCGAAGGTGCCCTATACGTCGAGCAAATCTTGTCCGCCTACGACATGGAAATAGTGCGGGACGCTAGGCGTCTGCGCAATTTTGTAACTAATAAGTTGATTGTAGAGTCCGAAAATATGGACGCGCGCATTCGTATGAAGGCGCTGGAACTGCTTGGCAAGATTAGTAACGTCGGACTGTTTACCGACCGTACCGAGATCACTGTTAATAACCGCTCTACAGTAGAACTCGAAGAATCTTTGCGAGATAAGATCCGTAAACTGGTGGATAAGCAAAACGTAGAAGATGCGAAAATTCTGATGCCTACTATCAAGAACACTCAGCTTCAGCCGGACAAAATCCCAGATGTGCGGCAGATTTTGGGTGGCTAAATATGGACCAGATGGAGTTGGAAGCCCTGGCTGCCAACATCAGCCAGTTTTCTCCCGAAGAACAGGCTCAGATCGTCACTATTATCGAAGAACTAGAGCGTCGTAATAACGCAAAACTGTGCCAAACCAGTCTTATTGAGTTTTGTAAGCACATGGATCCTACGTATATCGTAGCTCCACACCATAAAAAACTAGCAGAGCTTTTAACTCAGGTAGCTTTTGGTACCGAAGACCGTATTGCAGTATCCATACCCCCGAGACATGGTAAATCGCACCTAATTAGTACTCTTTTCCCCGCTTGGTTTCTGGGGCGTTTTCCAGACAAAAAAGTCCTAATGGTGTCGCATACTGGCGACTTGGCGGTAGACTTTGGCCGGAAGGTGCGAAATATCATCGCAGATCCGCGTTATGCTAGTATTTTTCCGGGGGTCACGCTCGCTGCCGACTCAAAAAGTGCGGGTAGATGGTCAACCAGTTACGGGGGCGAGTTCTACGCATGCGGAGTGGGCGCAGCTTTGGCGGGGCGCGGTGCCGACCTCCTGTTGGTGGACGACCCGCATTCGGAACAAGACCTGCTGTCGGGCAATTTTGACGAGCTAGAGAAGGCGTATCAGTGGTTTGCTTTTGGTGCCCGTACGCGCCTCATGTCAGGGGGGCGAATTGCGGTGGTCCACTGCATGACTGGGGACACTCCGGTTCTTATGGGCGACGGAAATGAAAAACCGCTGCGGGATGTGCGCCCCGGCGATGTGGTGGCGAGCCACAATGGAAGTCAGTTAGTGCCCGCTAAGGTCTTGAACTGGACCTCACAAGGCATTGATCGCATCTTTACAATCAAGACGACCTCAGGTAGAATCCTTCGGGCGAACTGGAAGCACCCGCTTCTGGCGCAAACCGAAGGGAAGCTGGAATGGACGAAGGTAAAAAACCTGAAGGTGGGTTCACGATTGATCGGGGTGTCGAAAACCCCACAAACCCCCTTGAACTATCTCCAAAACGGCAGCGTGTTTTCACTGCTGGTGCAGAAGCTCTTGGGCGGCCTAAGTGCAGTGCAGAAGAATGCACTGAACCGGCGTACGCACTCGGAAAGTGCAAATACCACTATCACAAAGATCGCCGAGAAGCTAAGGTGGTTCCTAGATCGGATCACTGGGGCAAATGGCGTGGCGTTGCATGCAGTGCAGAAGGCTGTTCTGAACCAGCCCATTCAAAGGGCATGTGCCAATCTCACTACAATAAACACATGTGGGCGTTGGGGAACCGCAAACGCAGCGCAGAAAAAAACCGCGATGCCCACCTCAAGCACCGGTATGGTATCAGTCTTGAGGAGTACAATAAACTTCTTGAGAAGCAAGACGGTAAATGCGCTATCTGTTTACGTCCCCCAGGACCAGACAACGTCCCGTCGAATTGGCATGGAAAATTGGGGGTCGACCATTGCCACAGCAAGGGATCAGTTCGGGCACTTCTCTGCAACAACTGTAACCTCATCGTCAGTAAAGACAACACCGAAGAGACACTACTTCGCGCCATTGAGTACATACGAACTCACAAGTGACGTTATCGTAGAGATCACTTCGGACGCGTATGAAGAAGTGTTTGATATTCAGGTAGAAGGCACGGAAAACTTCATTGCAAACGGGGTGATCAGCCATAATACACGATGGCATGAGTCGGATCTAATTGGGCACCTAATTAAGGACGGGGCAAACAACCCCAAAGCAGATCAATACAAGATTTTCGAGTTCCCAGCCATAATTACGACCAAAACAACTACTTCTGAAGGCGAAGAGAGGGTGGTTGAAAAGGCGTTGTGGCCTGAGAAGTTTGATTTAGAGGCCCTTGCACGTACAAAGGCGTCGATGCCGGCGTTCCAGTGGAACGCACAGTACATGCAGAATCCCACGGGGGAGCAAGGTGCCATCATCCAGCGCGACTGGTGGCGCTCGTGGAAGAAAGAAGATCCCCCCAAGTGCGAGTACGTTATAATGGCGCTCGATGCAGCGGCTGAGAAGACAAATCGCGCCGACTACACTGCTATACTGACTTTTGGTGTCTTTTCTGACGACGAACTTACTGACGGAAACCCGCATATCATACTTTTAAACGCCATAAACGTCCGCGTAGAGTTCCCAGAACTCAAAGATTTGGCGATTCAAGAGTGGAAAGAGTGGGAGCCTGACGCGTTTATTGTGGAAAAAAAGTCTAGCGGCATTCCGTTATACCAAGAACTGCGCCGTATGGGCATCCCAGTGCAAGAGTTCACGCCTAATAGGGGTACTGGGGATAAAATTGCTCGTTTGAACGCCGTTGCTGATATTATTCGCTCTGGCATGGTCTGGTACCCAGAAGGCCGCCGTTGGGCTGAAGAAGTGATTGAGCAGTCAGTTGCCTTTCCATACGGGACGCATGACGATTTAGTCGATTGTTTGTCGATGGCCCTATCCCGCTACCGTCAAGGCGGGTTCATAACCCTCCCATCTGACTACCGCGATCCCGAATACCTAAATCGGCCCCGCAGAGCGGCGTATTACTAAGGAAACACCATGATTGACAAGAATCTGATGCCGCAAGACGCGCTGGCGCTTTCTGACGAACCGGCGATCGAGGTCGAGGTTGCCTTAGAAGAACCTGCGGGTGCTGAAGTCACGCTTGAAGCTGAAGCCGAAGGACTCCCCGAAGAGTTCAGCGCCAATCTTGCGGAAACACTTGATGATTCTGTGCTCGAAGAACTTGCAAGTGAGCTTGTCGGGTTGGTCGATTCCGACATCAACTCCCGCAAAGAATGGGCGGAGATGTACATCGCCGGCTTGGAAGTGCTGGGGATGAAGTACGAGGAGCGCACCGAGCCCTGGTCCGGTGCTTGTGGGGTGTTCTCCCCCCTGCTGACCGAAGCGGCAGTGCGGTTTCAGAGCGAGATGATCATCGAGACGTTCCCGGCGCAAGGGCCGGTCAAGACGCAGATCATTGGCGCAATCGACAAGCTGAAGGAGGAGGCCGCGGCGCGCGTGCGCGACGACATGAACTACATGCTGACCGAGCGTATGGTGTCGTACCGCTCCGAGCATGAGCGACTGCTGTACTCGTTGGGGCTTGCTGGGTCGGCGTTCAAGAAAATCTACCCTGACCCGAACACGGAGCTGCCGGCTGCGCCGTTCGTGCCGGCAGAAGACCTGATCATTCCGTACGGGGCGTCGGACATCTACACCGCCGAGCGGGTCACGCACATCATGCGTAAGACCAAGAACGACATCAAGCGGCTACAGGCTGCGGGGTTCTACGTAGAGGCCGATCTGGGGGAGCCCACGCGCATCTTCTCCGACATCGAGAAGAAAAAGGCGGAAGAGCAAGGCTACTCACTCAACGACGATGAGCGGTACCAGTTGCTGGAGGTGCACGTTGATTGGGACCTGAAAGAAGATGACCGAGGGCTTGCGCTGCCATACGTCGTGACTATCGACCGGAGCACGCAGAAGGTGCTGGCGGTGCGGCGCAACTGGGAGGAGAACGACCCTAAGCGGCAGAAGCGGCAGCACTTCGTACAGTACACGTTCGTGCCGGGGTTCGGTGCATACGGCCTTGGATTCATCCACCTCATCGGTGGCTACGCCCGCGCGGGTACGTCGCTCATCCGCCAGCTTGTGGACGCCGGCTCGCTCGCCAACCTGCCCGGGGGGCTCAAGACCCGCGGCCTGCGGATCAAAGGGGATGACACTCCCATCGCACCGGGGGAGTTCCGCGACGTTGATGTGCCCAGTGGTTCGGTGCGTGACAACATCATGCCCCTGCCGTACAAGGAGCCCTCCCAGGTGCTTGCGGCGCTGCTGGAGCGCATCACGGAGGAGGGCAGGCGGCTGGCAGCCATCGCAGACCTCAAGGTCTCCGACATGTCCGCCCAGGCGCCCGTGGGCACCACGCTGGCCCTGCTGGAGCGCCAGTTGAAAACCATGAGTGCGGTACAGGCCCGCGCGCATGCGAGCCTCCGGATGGAGTTCCGGCTGCTCAAGGCGGTCATCCGCGACTTCGCGCCGGATGACTACGAATACACGCCCGAGAACGCGACCCCGCGTGCCAAACAGGCTGACTATGACGTAGTAGAGATCATCCCTGTCTCTGATCCTAACGCGGCAACAATGTCGCAGCGGATCATGCAGTACCAAGCTGCGTTGCAGCTTGCGCAAGGGGCTCCGCAGATTTACGATCTTCCGCAGTTGCACCGACAGATGCTGGAGGTGTTGGGGATCAAGAACGCGGCCAAACTGGTTCCGGTCGATGCCGACCAGAAGCCACGCGATCCGATAACGGAGAACATGAGCGTGCTCATGGGCAGGCCTATTAAGGCGTTCGCGTACCAAGACCACCAAGCGCACCTGATGGCGCACCAGTCGTTCATGCAAGACCCCAACATCGCGGCTACGTTGGGGCAGAACCCACAGGCGCAGCAGATGATGGCCGCGCTGATGGCGCACATTGCCGAGCACACGGCCTTTGCATACCGGGCCCAAGTGGAGATGGCGCTGGGCGCCCCGCTGCCCCCGCTGGACGACGAGAACGAGTCGCCGCTTGCGCCTGAGGACGAGAAGGCACTGGCACCGCTGATTGCTGCTGCGGCGCAGCAGACGATGATCCAGAACCGTGCGGCGATGGCCCAGCAGCAGGCGCAGCAGCAGGCGCAAGACCCCACCTTGCAGCTACAGGCCAAGGAGCTTGAACTGAAGGAACGTGACAGCGACCGTAAGGATCAAGACAGCTTGCGCGACTTCGAGATCGCTAGGGGCAAGCTTGCGTTGGAAGCGGCCAAGATCCGGAAAGACAACCCGCAGGCCAAGGCCGTCGCGGCGCAACAAGAGATCGTGCTCAAGGGCGCGAGAGCGCGGCAGGAAATGACACACAAAGATCAGATGCACCGGCTCAAGCTACAGCAACAGGCGGAGCAGCGCGCGGCGCGTTCGCAGCCTAAGGAGAAGTGATGGCCGAAGACGCAATGAAGCACACGTTTCGAGAGCTTGAGGAGCGACAAAATGCTCTTACGCAGGCTCTTATTACAGGTGCGGCAAAAGACTACGCAGAGTATCGACAAATGTGCGGGGAAATCCGAGGTCTTTCATTCGCGCATACCCATTTCAGCGACCTCGTGCGGAAACTTCAAGATGACGAATAATTTGCTTCTATCAGACGGAGAGAGCACTACGGTGCTGCCAGATACCGCGGAAGAAAAAGCGCGGCAGATTCCTGATCCAGCGACGTACCACCTTCTTTGTGTACTACCGAAGGCCGAGGAGGAGTACGAGAGCGGTCTGGTCAAAGCCGGCCAGACTATGCACTACGAAGAAGTGCTGAGCCCCGTGCTGTTTGTGATCAAGATGGGCCCAGACGCGTACGCCGACAAAACGCGGTTCCCGCATGGGCCGTCGTGCAAGGTGGGGGATTTTGTTCTAGTTCGCCCAAATACGGGCACTAGGATCAAGATTCACGGCGCTGAAATGCGCCTGATTAACGACGACTCTGTCGAAGCAACCGTGCAGGATCCGCGGGGGATTAAGCGGGCATGAAGACCTGTACAAAATGCAAACAAGAAAAGCCGTTTGTTTTGTTTAACTTAAATAGCAAAACCAAAGACGGCTACCAACACCATTGCAAGCAGTGCAAACTGGAGTACCAGCGCAACAACCCTAACCGCAAAGCCGTCTCTGCAAAATACCGCGAGGCAAACAAAGAGCTTTGTAGTGCCCGTTCAGTGGCTTCGCAGAAGAAAAAACGGGAATACTACAACGCACGAATGCGCGAGTGGGCCGCAGCAAATCATGCGCATCTACTTCAGCTTAGACGCGCTTGGTACGCAAAAAATTCTGCGGAAGACATTGCTCGCGTGCGCAGACGTACGGGAAAAATCCGCGAAGCGGAAAAACGGCTATCGCTGGCCGAACGGGTAGAAATCCAAGGTTTGTACGATTTTTGTCGTATTTTCCCTGGTTTCGAGGTGGATCACATCGTACCGCTAAACGGTAAAACCGTAAGTGGGCTCCATGTACCAGCCAATCTTCAAGTGTTGCCACGCTCTGTGAACAGGAGCAAAAGCAACAAGTTCGTGGCAGGAGCCACTGCGTAAGGAGTAACATGGACAAGTTTCAATTCCCCGATGAGACGACGGATGGTAAGCCCGAGGCCCTTGAAATCGAGGTCGAAGGCGGGGCTGGGTCTGAAATTGAAGTCGTAGACGACACGCCTGAGGCAGATCGTGACC